GCCATTTGGAAGCTAGACAACAAAGATGTCGCAGTCAAAGCTGACAGCGATAGAAACAGCGGCGCATCGGCGTATGCCGCTATAAAGGAAACTCGCATCATTGAACCAACTGAAAAGCGAATCCCCTGATCGCAAGGTTTAGCGAGTAACCACCCCAGAGGGTCTATCCTTTCTACCTCTGGGGTTTTCCTTTTGCTAAGATATAAACAGGGTTGAGTGTAAGCACCGCCTGTTTCAGTTCTGCGTCAGCGCAGCTGAAGTCAAATAAAACTATTAGGAGACCAAAATGTCACAGTCCTTTATTAAGGCTCAGGCTGAGGCTCGTGCTAAGGCATGGGAGGAAGCAAAGGCCCTGCTTGACTCCGCTGCTGCTGAGAAGAGAGACTTGACTGCTGAAGAGCAGAGCAAGTTCGACCGCATCAACGCAGACCTTGACGAGAGAGCAGCCGCAATCGAAACCATCCGTAAGGCAGAAGAGCGTGAGGCTAAGGCCGCATCTCTAACCAGCGGATACGAAGTCACTCAGTCAGCTAAGTCTGACGAGGACTATGTTCGTGCGCTTGCAATGGGAGAGATTCGTTCTCACACATTCGAGCAGCGTGGAACACTAACCCCATCGGGTTCTTCAGGTCTAGTGCCACAGAGCTTCGTTGCTCGTGTCTATGACCTAGCTCGTCAGGTTGGTCCAATGTTGGATGTCTCTGAGGTATTCAACACCACTTCAGGTGAAGACCTAAAGATTCCAACGCTTACGGCTTTCAGCACTGCTTCTTACGAAGCTGCAGGTGCAGAGATTGACGAAAGCGAGCCAACATTCAGCAGCATTACTCTCGGGGCGAAGAAGTTCGCTTTTCTCGTGCCGGTAGCACGAGAACTGATTGAGGACTCCGGGGTCTCGATTGCTGATGTTCTTGCTCGTCAAGCAGCAAACGCCATCGGCGTGGCCGTAAATTCAACGCTCACAACCGGAGCGGGCGGAGCTTCCGCTGCAACCGGTATCGTGACTGCCGCTGGAACTGGTGTCAATGGAACTATCGCAGGTGGTCTATTCACCGCTGATCAGCTCATTGACCTTGTTTACTCGGTTGATGGTGCTGTTCGCAGATTGCCGGGAACTGGTTGGCTCATGGCCCCATCCGCAATCCGCAACGCTCGCAAGCTAAAGACCACTGACGGATACTACCTATTCGAGCCGGGTCTAAATGGAGCAACCGCTGACACCCTTCTTGGATACCCAGTATTTGAGAACCCCGGAATGGCGGCAGTAGGTTCGGCTTCGGCAAGCGTCGGCTATGGATATTTGCCCTCGTACAAGGTTCGCCTTGCAGGTGGGCTAAGAGTTGACAGAAGCGATGACTTCAAGTTCGCTAACGACCTTAGCGTATTTAGATTCATGATTCGTGTTGATGGAAATCTCAGCCACCAAGAGCACTTCAAGATTTTCAGAGGCTCGGCTGCATAGTCAACCTTAGAAATCTAGGCAAGTCCCCCGGCACAAAGTCGGGGGATTTTGCTATTGTGGGGGTAGAAAGGATTTTATGAAGCCAGAGCAGTTAGACCTAACAGTTACAACCTTCTCCAATTCGCCATACCAGCCAACAGGCTACGGAATGCAGATTGGGCAACTGATTGACAATCTTGCAAAGCATGGAGCGAATGTTGCCCATGTCTCGAACTACGGACTAGAGGGAAACAACTCAACGCACAAAACCCCTTACGGGGAAATCCCACACTACGCAAGAGGCTATGAGCCGATGTCGCAGGATGCACTTGCAGTCGGACACAAGATGCAGATCATGAAGAAGGATTGGAAAGATTACATCCTGACACTTTGCGATGTCTGGGTGCTGAAGCCTGAGATGTGGCCGACAGAAGAGTGGCCGAACATCTTGAGCTGGACACCGCTAGACCATATCTCAATGCCTCCTGCGGTCAAGCGTTGGCTAGACAAAGACAATGTTCAACCGATTGCAATGTCACCCTTTGGCATGGAGCAATTGCAAGATGTCGGCATCGAGGGAATCTACATTCCGCACTCGGTAGATACAGTCAACACTTTCAAGCGAACCGACAAGATTGGCAAGCAAGACGGCAGAGAGTTCTTGGGTGTCAAGGAAGATGACTTCCTAGTCGTAATGAATGCGGCTAATAAAGCAAACAAGTCAATTCACCGAAAGGCTTTCGCCGAGGCTCTGATGGCTTTTGCAATGTTCCGACAGACACACCCGAACGCTTATCTCTATGTTCACACCGAACCGAAGGGTGTTTATGGAGGCTTCCATCTTCCCCGACTAGCTGAGGCTTGCGGGCTTGACATGAGTTCTGTTATTTTCCCTGACCCCATCGACTACCGCTTAGGAGTTGATCCGAAAGACCTAGCTGGCTTCTACTCGGCTGCCGATGTTGTCTTGCAGGTTTCGCTCGGTGGCGGATTTGAAATCCCAATCATTGAAGCTCAGGCCTGTGGCACAAGAGTCATCGCATCCGACTGGACAGGCCCAAGAGACTTAGTGGCAGAAGATGGCTTCAAGGTTCAAGGACAGTTGTTCTGGGATGAGGCGCAGATTGCATGGTGGAAAGTTCCTTATATCTCGTCAATCGCTCAACAGCTAGAGAAGGCTTATCAGGTAACAAAAGAAGAAGGTCGCTACTCAGAAACCTCACGCAAGTTTGCTCAGCAGTTTGACGATGTGAAAGTCTGGAATCACTATTGGTTACCATTCCTGAAGACACTGGTCTAATCTCTCTACCCCTAGCAATTTGGGGAGATGGTTATTCTCAATTCCTGCCTCAATGGTGGGCAGGAGTGCAGTCGCTAGAGACCAAGCCTTTTGAGATAAACATTGTCACCGATGAGAAGAACTGGGAAGCGGTCAAGGCGAGCGTTCCCAACGAGGGTGTTGTCAGGGTAATAAAAGAAAACCTAAACAGCTATGCCGAGTATTGGAATCAAGCAATCTATCTATGCGTTGGCAAGTGGATAGCTATCTGCAATGTCGATGACTATTTCCTGCCCGGAGGACTCAACTCAATCTCCCTAGCCGAAGCCGAAGGTTGCAACCTTGTCTGCGACTGGATCAGAACCAAAGGCTCGGACTCGGTGCAGCAGTGCATTTGGAATCCTGAGACTCTTGACCATGAGTTCCCGCTAGGCGGTGCTAACCCCATGACCAGACACCTCTGGCTAGCCTCTGGAGGCTTCCCTGAGGGCATAAGATTCGCCGACTGGGGTCTTGCGCTACACATGAGGAAAACTGGTCTTGTAAAGCCATACAACACGCCTACGATGAGGATTGTTTTCGACAGGGGTTATGACCGCATGACAACATCTGGGGCATTGCTTGGGCCTGATCAGAGAGCAGAGGGCATGGAGCAGATTAGACAACTTGCTAGGTCGCTCAGGTGAGGGTTCTCATCTTGGGAGCTGAGGGGATGCTTGGCTCGGCGATGAAGAAAGAGCTTTCTTCTTTTGACCTGATTGCACCCTCACGCTCGGACTACGAAGCACCTGACTCGATTGACCAATTCATGCTGACCGAGGGCGATGTTGTCATCAACTGCATCGGGGTTATCCCACAGAAGAAGCCGACAGTAGAAAAGCTGGAAAAGATAAACGGCCATTACCCGCACCTGCTGTCAACTCGCAAAGACCTCTACTTCATCCAGATTGCAACTGACTGCGTGTTTGCAGGTGACAAAGGTTTTTATACAGAAGAATCCGAGCGAGACGCAACCGACCCCTACGGCCTGAGCAAGAAACGAGGCGAGGTCTTGGCAGCGAACTGGCTAAACCTGCGCTGCTCGATAATCGGAGCGAACGGCAAAGGCTCGCTATTCGACTGGGTAAAGAACCAACCCGAAGGCGCAAGGATAAATGGCTTTGTCAATCACTACTGGAACGGCGTGACAACTGAGGCGTTTGCAAGAGTGGTCGCAGGGATAATGAAACAGAATTACCTATTGGCTGGAACTCAGCACCTAGTCCCCGATGACTGGGTTTCCAAATACGACCTAGTGAAGATGATTGCCAAGCGATTAGGCAGAGATGATATCGAAGTGATACCAACCATAACCAACATGATTGACCGCAGACTTGCTACCAAATTCAGCTACACCAACCGACTGCTCTGGCGCAACAGCCGCTACCTCAGAGGGCCGATGATTTCGGAGATGGTCAGAACAATGTCGGTAGAATAGAGGCGGAGGAACAATGGCAATCACAAATGGCTACGCTTCACTTTTACAGCTCAAGGCAGCACTAGGCATAGCTGACGGCATTGACGATCCGCTATTAGAAATGGCGATTGAATCAGCCTCTCGCCAGATTGACTCCTACACCGAGCGTTACTTTTACAACGCTGGAACTGCGACCAAAATCTTTGCCCCTATTGACAACTATGTTTGCGAAACCGAGGACTTCATCACCCTGACCAGAGTCAAGACCTCCGAAGACGGCGAGACCTTTGACACCACATGGGAAGCGAAAGACTGGCAGGCAGAGCCTCTGAATGGTCGAGCAGGTGGCGTGACAACTTCTTACTATCAGATCAGAGCAATCGAGGATTACCTGTTCCCATACCGCAACGGCGAAGCCACAGTTGAGATAGTCGGAACTTGGGGTTGGACTGCAGTCCCAATCGCAATCACTCAGGCAACTGTCATTCTTGCCTCAAGAATCTTCAAGCGACTTGACTCGCCTCTAGGAATTATCAGCGGAGAGCTTGGCTCGATGCGTGTCG